ACTTAGCAAGTGGTCAAGGTTACATAAGTCACGTCTATCTACCTCATGGTAGTGACATTAGACGCAGTAGTGAAGCCAATCCTTCTTTGAAAGGACTTATGGATTACTATATGCAAACGCGGTATTCCTGTATGTTACCTACGGTTCCTGTACCTCTTATTGCAGGACTAGGTATTGTTCAAGGTGCAAGTAAAGAATTAGGTAATTTACCTGCTATATCCTATGGTAGAACGATCGCACATGCGAGATCTATCATTGCCGAACAGATTATATACGCCATAGGACTTGAATATACATTGAACTATGGATATGAAGAATGGTGTGAAGAACGACCTTTTGTTGAAATAGCATGGCCTAGTTGGGTAAACTTTGATGGTATCCCTGGATTAAACCCAGTTAGTCAACCTAGTAAACCTATAGAAGTTCAGGAAGAGGAAGCAAAAGAGAAATTTGTTCAACTTAACGGGGATTTTGTAAGAGCCAATCTTGGATGAATTGCTATCTTTGTACGATGAATGATCCAATCTTCTCTAATCTATCTATAGAACATTTAGAGTATCATGGCTAATCCAAAAGATTTCAAAGTAGGTGAGTTTGTAAGTTGGAACTCTAGTGGTGGTAGAGCTAGAGGTAAAATAACTAAAAAAGTCACTGATGGTCTTGTGCCAGACATTGATGTGAAAGTGGAAGGAACTCCAGAAGATCCGGCTTATCAAATTAGAGTCTATAGAGATTCTGAACCTACTGATACATTGGTTGGTCATAAAGGTTCTGCTTTAACGAAAATCCAACCTATCGAATCCAAAAGAGCTGTCGATAGTGACAGACTGGACGAAGTATATGGAAAATATAGAGATGCTGTAAATATGTCGGCTTCTGAATTGCAAAGATGGTCAGAAACCGAATGTAGCAGGAAAGCTTCTGTGTCTCGCGCTCCAATTAAAAGAAATTTAGAACTTCTAAAAACTAAAAAGGCAGAGTGGACTAATAAGCATATTAGATGGGCTAACAGAACCATTAGTTTTGTAAGTCGTATGAAGAATATGCCTAATGGAGAACCTGTTTCTAAAGAGTGTCCTAGTAAACGTGACATATCGTTAAAGAATTGGGCTTATGATCCTAGTAAATCCTCTAACAAGAGTGTTACGTCCTCAGATAATTCAAGACGTTTTGTGTTAGACGTTTCAGAAGACGAGTTTTATAAAGCTTTCTCGAACGCTACAGATGTAACTGAGAAAGAACTCACCCAGATACGTGAATTAACAGATGAAAGTACGATCGCTGATAATTGGGTTATCGTAAAACTAAACATCGCTAATAACCTTGTCAATCAGAACGATCGTAAGTTAGATGTGAAGTTGTTAACTATGATTGGAGCTAATCTCGTAGGAGAGAATCTTGTCGTAGACGATGACAATTTTATCTTATCCAGTTCAGTTGTTATCGACGAAAATTCTGAAGGCTTTAGCGATCATAACAAAGAGATTATAGAGAAAGAAGGATTAGCTTCGTTGGTATTAGCGATCGCTGTTTCTCGTAGTTCTACATTGTTTAAGAACATTGAAGATAAGGTTTATAAGAGTGTATCATTTACTATTTCTCTATATAAACCTCATCTCCGCTGTCCTAATTGCGAAATGCTAAAATCAGGCGATCAAGTACGTGTGGATACTTATTATGAAGACGAACACAACAATAGAACGTTTTCTTGTCCACACTTAGCAGCGTCTACTCCTATACAGGACATTGTGGGTGACGCATTTCATTTCAACGACTATGTTATTCTTGATTCACAAGATGTGGATAGTGTTGATTTAGTAATCGATTAATCCTTCTCTATACATAGGAAAATCTTCGCTCAATCTAAGGAGTACTGTTTTTCCTTCCTCTGTACAATAATATAGTCTTTTCTTAGTATTCAATTCTATCAAACCTAGATCTAACATAGGTTTAATGTAGAATTCGTATTTACCTTTTTTGTCTATTTGTTTTTGTTGTTCGTTATCGCACTGTTCGTACCACAGTTCATCTAGTTCGTTTAGATCTTCGTCTATGTACGAGATGAACGCAGCTTCTAACAAACTTCTGTGTATATCAGAAATGAGTATCAGTTCCGGTAGCATAATATAGTATTAAAGTTCCAACAACATAGCTATTATGCTAGCACACGTTTCTCTTGCTGTGTTATGATTCTTAAAACATATCCTAGTGGCGCATGTGGTTAATCACTAAAATCCAAAGATTGTGGCGTAGGTTGTTACGCCAGCAGTTGTATTGGGTTCAGTGCGATCGCTACAGTAGAAAACACAATCGATTCCTAGATCGCACCATCATCGCCATATGGGCGCGAAACGAATTGTCGGCTATTCATAGAGCTGAAAAACATCTATCTAACAAGAGTGTTATAGTATTACCATGTATAGCGAAATTCTTAGTGTGATCTTTGAGCTTTGTGTATCATACATACTGGTAGGTATGGTTTTAACAACACTCCTACTATTATTGGTCTTAACGGCGTTGATTATCAACGATGAAGGATTATTTGTTATATTAGGCTTGGAGTTTGGTAATAGTGCTGAAAAGATATTCTCTTCTCATTTTTGGATAAAATGGTTTGTGCTATCGTTGTTTGGATGGCCCTATGTAATATATAAAATCAAGAATCTGAATAATGAAGTCTAAACAAAGCGATCGTCATAAAAATAGAGAACATCTAAAAAAGACTTTACTGAATTTTTACAATGATGAAGTTAAGATTCGTGTTCTCCAATCTTTTACAAGGTGTCAACATTGTGATAAATTATACAGTGATACAGTACACCATAAAAGAGGGAGACAAGGTGTTATACGTCTAGATAGAGATTCTATAAAGGAGGAACTCTTGCTATATAGTCCACAATTAGTGGAAATTATTCAAGAACATTTTATCGACAGCATTCCACTTCTCATATATTCTGGTAACTTAATGGCTGTAAATAATGTATGTCATCGTTACATACATGATAATCCTGCTATAAGTTACGAGAACGGTTGGATGTTAAAACGTATATAACGAGGAGTATCTATGATCCAATATATTCTCGGTTTTATTTCAGGAAGTGCAGCTATTCTTGCTTATGGAGCTTTTCTAAATAAGAAGAATAAAGCTGAACAACTTATTAAAGCCAACCTACTCAACGTTGTAATAGGAGATATACCATCTGGCTTTGATGGATATTGTTATCAGAGAGAAGACAATATATTTCTTATTCGATTGTTTGAAGAACGTATGGAGGAAGAGATTAACGAAGATAATCTTGATCTACCTGAAGTGGTAACAACTAAGAGACTGATACCTATTGCTCATGGTATATCTAAACGTAATTTCGTAAAAGAAATATCGTTTGAGGAATGGGCTATACAAGTCATGATGAGTTGTGTTGATGGTGTATTGTCATCAGTGCCCGTGGAGAATTACATCATAGAGGGACCGGAAGAGAACTATCACTTGTTGCGTATTATTGAACCAGATGGTGATACCATCAAAACGATCGCCCATGGCGTAAAAGATTCTAATGGACTTCGTTTGGTTGATGAATATCAATGGGCTATGCAAGGAGGTATTCAATTAATTAACCAAGAAGGTAATCCTATTCTTTATAGTATCAACGACGACGAAGATTTAGAAGAAGTTTGATTTTTTCTGTATCCTGTAATAGAATATAACTTTCCAACTATTTTCTATGGATCCTTATGGAAACAAAAAAGTGTGATACTTGTGAACAAATTTTGTCCATAGATAAGTTTGAACTTCGTTCTGATCGCGGAACATATAGAAAGGATTGTAAATCTTGTCGTTACAAAGCAAAACGCGATCGTCGTAAACAAGGAGTTTCTAAGACCGAAGTAACAGTTGATATACAAAAAGATGACGCAACTGGTATCATAACGGCCAATATAACAACCATTGGATCTCCAGCAGATCCTATTGAGTATCTAAAGTCTAAGGGTATAGATACCGACTCTTACACAATGACTAATGGGCGTGTAAAGAGCTGGACGACCTCTATGAAACTTAGAGACAAAGGAGGTCAAGACACTCTTACTCAGATTGAAAACTTTGGTGTTACTGCTAACATCGTACCTAAGACAATTAATCCTATTGAATTTGGTTTACAACAAGTAAAGTGGACTAGACCTGAATCAAAGTATAAATCTGATACTAGACCAAAACACATAGAAAATATATTAGTATTACCTGATATTCATTTTGGATATCGTTCTGTCAATGGAAATCTAGTATCTACTCATGACGAAAAAGCTTTGGTTCTAGTTCTAAAGTTGGTAGAATTGTTAAATCCACATCTTATTGTAGCGTTAGGTGACACATTAGACTTTCCTGAATTTGGTCGTCATCCCCATGGAGTAGATCTTAAAGGTCATACTCAAAAATCATTACAGACGGCAGCAACTTTCTTTCACGATATTAGAGAACTTACAGATTGTGAATTTAGAGTTATAGAAGGAAATCACGATAAAAGAGTTGGCGACTATGTAAGAGAGGCTATCAAAACGGTCGTAGACGTCCCTGGATTCACGTTTACTATCCCTAGCATATCTGATATGTTAGATTTCACTGGTAAGAACATAATTTATCATGGTGGTTTTACTGAAGAAGGCTTCGATGGTTATACTAGCGGAGCCAATGTATGGAAACATCGTGATTGGATCTATACTCATGGTGAAAAATGCGGTAAAGATGCGATCGCTGATACCATGAAATCCTACTATTCAAATGTTGTTATGGGACATATTCACAGGCAGTCTACTGTCTCACAGATGATTCCTGTACCTACAGATCGTGGTATAAAGTATAAAAGAATGTGGGGTGTTTGCCCAGGTATGATTGGTAAACAAGACCCTACACTACCTGGTTATGGCGTAGAACGTAATTACCAACAAGGTGTAACTATTATTACCCATTTTTCAAGAGATGACTGGCAGACTTTTGATTCTACAGTTACACAAATACCTTTCATTGATGGACACTGTTTTTATAACAGCGATCTTTTAGTAGCATAAACCAAACATCTTATTGTCTTTAGTTATAAATAAATAAAAGGCTAAAACGCTAAAATGGTATTTGTAAATAGCGTTGTATAGCCATGGAACTTATCACAACTTCAGATACGTATCTAAAACCTAGTGCCGCAGATAGCAGCACTATTGGTAAAGAAGAACTCGCTATTGCCAAACGTGGTAAGACTTTTCCTATTGCAGCATATAGGGAAGAAGGGAGTCACATTGTCTTCACGTTAGATATTGAAAAGATTGATCCTAAAACTATTCACAAAAGTGGCAAAAACACTTGGTATGTCTGGAAAGGTGCTATAGAAGATCAAAGCGGTTTTAGTATGGACAATAAACCTATAGATTCTTCTGTAAGTAAGCCTAAGGATCTCGGTGTATCATTTCTTTTACCCGGTAACAGTGTTAGAACTTGGTCAGGACAACCTGTACACGATCGCAAGGCACCTAATATTACATGGGGTGAAGTATTACATTTTACACCTTCTGGTAATTATCGTCGTCCTGCTAATGCGTCTGTAGTGGCGAATTTAATAAGTATTTCTATAAAAGCTCAAAAGATATGCGATCGTTTTGGAGAATCCATTATCATCCGTAGTGGTTACAGAGATCCTGAGACTAATGCCCGTGTTGGAGGTGCCCCTTTTAGTATGCACGTTCAAGGCAAAGCGTTAGATATAGCCATTCCTGGACGATCGCCTTTAGAACTTTATAGACTTCTTAATGATGAATGGCGAGGTGGTTTAGCATATAGTAACAGTATGCAGTTTCTACACGTTGATGATAGATCTGGTGATGCCAGATGGATTTATCCTGGCGGTTAACGGTATTCTGTACTTGTTAATTCGGTTTGTTGCTATTTGTAGATCGCGTCTTAGATCAGATAATCTAACTATGGTTTAGGTAGAGTCATGGATCAGCGAAAGATAAGCATCCTAAAATCTGTCGTCCAAGCCAGTCATAAACCCGCACATCTACGGGCTATTCACCCTGACGTGTTATATGTGGAACCTGCTTATGTGCCTCACACAGGCAAGTTTCTATATCGTATCATAATGAAAGACGGAGAAACCATATACGGTTATGCCAAGGTGCAAAATCGTGGTGGTCCCTCTTATCTTTCTCTTTACATGGTAGATGCTTGGGACTGGTTAAGTATGGGCGGTTTATACCTTCTCGCTGATAAATTTGATTCTGATTCTTTAGAAACTGAGAATCGCTAAACCGTTGTAGCGTTCTATATTGGATTAGATGATTGACAATATTTTTGAAAACTACAACACAATTTTCTTGTCTATTAGATCTCCTCCCCATGTTAAAATCGTGTAAACGATCGCAAGAGGTTCACTAAAATGCACAATAGAGAATTTTTGTTGATGATGTCTAATTATCAGGAGGTTGGCAAACGTCGTGAAAGATTAAGAAAGAGGGCCGAACAATATGTGTTTCGACCCGTACACAATCCGATGACGCCTTAAAATCAGCGATCGCTATTTGTAGTTCTTCCTCTATAGAACTATCTAGCGATCGCTGGTCTTCTTTAACAACAAACACAATAGCGATCGTGTTTAAATCAATAATCAGAAGTTCTAACATGGTTTTTTGTTAAGTTCCAATTCCAATGCAAGTCTGGCTAAATGACGTGATACCCAAAAAGATCTATTATCGTTTGGTGATAAATCACTTAACATGTTTTTGTAGGATTGGATCTCTTCTAAGAGAGCTTCGGTTAAGGTCATAAATTATGTACTAGATAGGGTATACTTGAAAAAGTCTATCATAAAACAAGATGCTTAACAAAACAACCGTTAGCGAATTAACTATAGGCGATTGTATACAGTTTTTAAACGGACAACTACAAACTCCAGATCCGAGTATGTCTATATTTTGTCCATTGCAGGCCGAGATATTAGAAATAGATAGATGTTGGAATAGCGATCAAAAGAAATACTTTTATCGTTTTCGTAGTGTCGCCGCTAATAATAGTTGGTCAATCTGGTTCAATGAAGATTATCGCTTTACTGTAGTCAATAAAAAGACATCATCGAATATATATACAGCCCCGTGGGCGTTTGAAAGTGAAAAGGTGGGGAATATTTCTATAGATTAAGGCAAATGGCTATCTATATACCTTAAGTGTGTAGGAATTTACTATTGTGAAAAATAGTGTAATTCTGTAGGATCATGACGACTGAATCTTCTTCTACTATTAGTAACGAAGAATTGATGGCCACTATCAATTCTGTTCAAAAATCTATCGAAGATCTTTTAGAACTACAACGTAGCACCGTGGTTACTATAGAAGTGGAAGAAGAAGAAACCGATAATGATGAAGACGATGAAGAATACGAAAACGGTATTCGTAATCAAATTGGTTTTCCCAATAAATATGAATTAGATCTTATTTCAAAACTTACGGGTAATGTATATACGTCTACTGATTGGACAATGGTTCCTTTCATGGCCAGTAACAATCTAGTGGACTATGGTCTTCGTCGGTGGCATCCTAGCTCAATGTTACAGCTAGCATCTACAGCCGTAGGAAGACCTCTTCTAGTAGATCATGACATGGCTAATAGTTACGCTGCCAAAGGCTTTATTGTTGATGCTAAAGTCGTCAGAGAACGTACAGTAGAAGATCGCATCATCGATGGTGGTGGTCATAGAGGATATAATCAAGAAATAATTCAAAATGAAGGCTACATTTGGTTATTCTTAAACGTAGCTATCCCTACGGGTTCTGACACAGCTAAAACTTTGAATGATCGCATTCACAATGATTGTTCCACAGGTAGTAAGCTAGACAAACCTATTTTTATTTGTCCTGACTGTAGTGCTAAATACAATAGGGATGTGTCATTCTACGAGAATACTAAAGATTCTAAAGGTAAGACAATCTACACGTGCGATCATTTGATACCTTCACCTTGGATGTTGGATATGTGTAATGCTGAAGGTATAGATGTAACGGCATTTAACTTTAGTAGATATTGCACGTTAGGTGGAGAAAGACACGAATTGTTAGAACACTCTATTTGTAATAGAGGCGCACTACCCGCCGCAAGCTGTTTAAGATCCTAACAGTACTCGTTTCTCAGGCGTTGAATATCTTGCGTAGTTATAACATCTTCGGATAATAAAATTTCTCCTAGATCCAAATAGTTCATATTCCATATATTAGAGATTTCCATGAGTTCTTCTAACTTTATAGGAGTCTCTCCACTCTCACGATGTTGAACGAAAGAAGGGTTATAACCAAGGTTCATAGCGAACACCCATTGTGAACTCATACCTTGCTTTATTCGTGTTGCCATTAACCAACGCCCTTGTCTAGTTAATGTTTCTTTTATAGTAACTTCATTAAGAGGAAATGGAGTTAATTCATGTACGGTTCTTTTACCCTCTTCCATATCATATTTGAAGTCATCTTTACTATCGTTTATGTGCATCTTATAAGTGGTCAGGAAATATTCAAAATCTTTAACAGAAGTCAATTCTTCTTTTTTTTCTGTTATAACTTTTAAAACATTTCTAGGTGTTATATTAAACGCCTTACTAAAGGCGTATACATCTACTAATCTAATCGAAGCATAACCACATTCTCTATCTCGTACTTGATGTTTTTCCCATTCAAGAGCGTTAGCTAAATCTTCCTGTTTGAATATACCATATTGATATCTTAATGCTTTTAAGCCCATACCGTATATTCTATTGCTTTTACTCCGAGACTTTGGTGAAGATTTACTTTTTGAAATCACGACGAATATCTATTAGGAACAACTATTCATAGTACAACAAGATAGCTAATACAGTATATCTTAATCGCTATCATGCGAATATATTTCTTTTTGTATAAATAAGCTAGTTTGTGACCCCTTTTATGGAGATGGAGGTGAGCCGCATGGGCAAAAACTCCTTACGTGAAATTATCAAGCTGGGTAACCTCAGCGAAGAAGAACAGATGAAACTATCTATCAACCTTCAAAAATCTGGAGTTCAAGCTCATAATAACGGCTTTGCGAAGGCCCTGGGCCTTTCCTCCAGCATGGTTGTCAACGATTCTGTTGATGAACGAGAAGTTGAAGAAGTTAGCGATCAAGACGAAGAAACAGTCGAAAAAGCTGTTGAACCTGAACTAGAAATTGAGCAGGAAACAGCCGTTGTAGAAAAATCTGAGCCTGCTATCACTGCCGAAATTCTACAACAGTTTGTCAGAACAGCCGTCGAAAATGCGATCGCTCCTTTGCAGGAAGAGCTAGAGAAAGCTAAGGTTCAAAATCGAACACTGGCTGATGAATTGAATAAGGCTAAGGAATCTGACAAGGTTCTCGAAGGTCTATCTAAGTTGATTGGTCGTCCAGAAGGTGCGAAAGAAATCTCTATGCCTAATGTTAATATTCGTACATCTCCTAACGGCGATCGTTTGGATGGACGACTAGCCGAATTTATGTCTATCCGTGACGGTTTAGGTGTCACCTATAGGACTACCAGTGGCGGTTCTTTGATGCCTGTGTACCCCACCCACGAAATCGATCAGTGGATGGCAGAACAACGGTACAATGATAGCAGCTACAAATCTCTTCTCAAAGAGATGACTGATCTGGGTAAGAAGCATGGTTTATTCCGTGGTTCTAAGATGATCACTGAGTCTGAGCGGAGAGCTGCTACCACTTCCTCTGATGTTCCTGGTGGTTTCTTGGAAGTTCTATCTTCCATCATGCGGGTTAGCTCTCGTCCCGGACTGGTATTCTGGCAATTCCCTCAAACTGTTCATCGGTACGATCGCGGTAACGGCGAAGTTATTGATATCCCTCGGGCCGCTTATCCTGAGGTAGCGACCAATTCGCAACAACGTTTGCTCTCCGGATCTAATACCTACGTTCCCATTGATGCTGGTAATCAACGGGTTCGTACCGGCCTTGTTAAGATGATTCTTAATGAATACGGTCGTGGTCGTTCGGAAGCACCTCCTATTTCTATCCCTCGATTCGTAGAAGAGTACGCCATGTTGCCTCTGATGAGGATCTTGGAAAGAGATCTTTTCTACGACTATTACAACTGGGAAGATCTGGTTATCCGTGAACAGTGGAGACCTACCACTAAGAACTACTATAACAATGGCGATAACATTGTTACAGCAGCGGCTTCTGTGACTGTGGGTGGTACTATGACACGGCAGTTTCTCAATCAGGTATACACAAGGCTATCGAACGATCGCGTTGTGCCTCTACCTGATGGTAACTACGGTCTTGTTACCAATCCTACCGCTATGTCTCAACTGAAGAGTTCTCTAGTCAACCAATACTTTGAAGCTCCTAGTGTTGAACAGATCCGGGAAATGACCAACATGATGCTTGGTGATTACCCTGCTGGTGAAAACATCAAGGTTGAAGGTTATCAAGGGTTGTTTGAGGGCTTCCACATTTGGCAAACTAACGCCTTTGCTAATGCTACTGGGGCAGAAGGTGTAGCTACTGAAACCAATGGTGACAGCACCTCTTCTGTGGTTCGTACTTCTTACGCCTTTGGTGGTATGGCTTCTGGTCGTGGTATCGGCGGCTCTGGTGTTCAGATTCTCTTTGATGAGAAGACTGACTTTGGTCGGATGGATCGCGCCATTTGGCAATCCTACGAAGCCCACGGACCACTAGACGTTGACGCTACTGGTTACAATGATACATCTGACATTCCTCAGGAAACACGGGTGTTCAAGGTCAACACGTTTGATGTAGCACTTACCTGATTGGTGAACTAAATGACTCAGCAGCTTTCTAAAGACGATTACAAAGCTTGGTTAAGTACACAAGGATGGCGAATTATCCAATCTGAAGCAGAAACTGTCAATTTTGATAAGGCTGACGACCAGAAATGGATTGAAGTCATCGATGAGATTGTGGAACTGAAATATCCTCCCCAAGTGGAAGATGTTCAGGTCGAACAATCGGTACAAACTGAAGCGATCGCTATTGTTTCTGAAGAAGCTGCTGAAGTCAACTTCGATTACATTAAGGTGGATGGGATAAGAATTTGTCCCGTTTGTAACTATCCTATGCGTACAGCTTTGGAAAGTTCAGATCCCATCTGTCCTACATCTGTTCCTAATTGTCCTCGTCTCGGAGTTTCCTAATGCCTAAAAGATCATACGTTCATAATCGTGTTGTACGCGACAATCTTAGTGGTAAGGCTGTAGATTTCTACGATTTCGCCGTCCATGGTGGTGCTCAAGCAACTATCACACTGCCTCTAGAACTTGAATCCCAGTCTATCATCACTAGCGGTTTCGTGTATGTGGACACCCCTTGTGTGGGTTCTGGGGCCTCTATTGCTGTTGGCCTTAACACCAACACTGATCTTCTTGCTGCAACTGGTGTAGCCTCCTTTACTGATAACGCTGTACTGAACTTGATTCCTTCTACTACTGCTAATATCAGTGGTGATGGTCATAACTCAGGTGTTGCTAACAACCGTCCTTTGGTGCTTACCGCTGATCGCCACTTGAAAGTGACCATCAGTGGAGCAGCTCTTACCGCTGGTAAACTAGCGATCGTTCTGTTCTATGTCGGTCCCTTTGATGGCGTAAGACCTGTAACCTACAGCATGGAAGGTTAACAGTTGGCAATATTAACGCCTACTGACCTTGTTAAATTAGCGCCTGAGTTGGAATTAGACTCAGGCGCTATTAACAGTGCCATATTGACAGCGCAAATGATCGCTGAATCACCTATGGGCGCTAATCGTCCTTTAGAAGAGCAACGATTTGTTGAAACGCCCACATTGAATGGTAAAGGTATTATTAAACTATCTAGATTGCCTATTAATAATACTGTTCAAAAAGCTCCTGTGGTGTCTATTCGAGGTAGACGTTTATTAGCCTCTTTTGGGTTACCTCTATCTGACAATCAATGGATAACACTTAATCCTTCTACTGATTACGAATTTGATTATCAACTAGGAGAAGTAAGAATCTTAAGTGCTAATCTTGCTGGTCTTACTACTGAATCTTGGGGATTAGGTAGTGCAGCTAGGGCTCGATATAGTGGTAGACCATTTAGACGCCCTACACAGGCTCACGAAAAGTCTGAAATGAAGGTCGAATATACCACAGGGTTTGACTTCAAAGCTGTTCCCATAGATCCAAGGGCGCAAGAGATAAAGATCGCTCTTATATCCATACTTAAACTACAAAGAAGTCCCATGGCTTCTGGTATGAAACAATATACACTTAACAATTTTTATTCCGTTCTTTATGGTAGTGAAGCTACCAACGTAAATACCAGTAGTACTGATAGTACGTTACTACAAGACGTTTTGATGGTACTAAAACGTTATCGTCCTAGGGAGTTTGTGTCATGACTATACTTCCTATTACACCTCCAGTAATTCCTCTCGTTCCTAACGCAACGTTATTCTTTCAAGTGCCTACAGGTCAACATCAAATTGATCCTGTGACGCTTAATGAAGTACAGATCTTTGAAGAGATTCAGCTTAAAGCAGCGATTGTTGAATTAGGTTATGAAACCTTCCAGAATGAGAGTCCCGGTCTAGACAATATGGAACGTAGAGTTAGAGGATATATCCTTGTTAAATCTCTACCTGAGGGTCTTAGAAGCAGCGATCGCGTCAAAGTTATAGTGAGTAGTAGTGGTAGGCCCGAGGAAGGTACATTGTTTTTCACTGAAAGACTAACGGCGATGTTTTATAACATTGTACCTTCTGTTGGTATTCCCTTCGAGGCTTATTTCCAGACTACAGGAGGAGGTTAACATGGTTCGATTAGAGAATTGGAACCCTCCAACACTAGAATATCGTAAAGCTATTTTTACTTGGGATACAGAATACGCCGCTCAGGTTCATGAAGGTGCTGGAGAAAATTATCCAGCAAGACCTTGGGTAGACAATGCGATCGCTCAATTGGATCTTGAACAAGAGTTTTCTGATGGATATAGAGAAGGCGAAGATCTGAATAAAGCATTTTTACATCTAACCGACATGGTTAGTGAACAAAGTCTTTATGAATTAGAAAATCCTGTTTACGATTGGCCTAGAGTGACCAAACGTAGATCAGGAGACGTTGTAACGTCACCTCGGGATATTTACGATTTGGGTAATCTTTATGATTCTCAATCTGTAAAACTGGAGGAAACGTTATGAACGCGATAAAAGCTCTTAACGATATATCAGCTTTAGTAACAGATCTAAGATCTTTGTTGAATAACGAACTTGGAATATTTGATGACGGAACAAAAGCGTTTTGGGTGGAACCTCCCTTCATTCCTTCCAAACGCACTTTTTCCGGTGTAAAGATTGTGGTTGCGCGTAATCAAGAGGCTTTACAACCACAAAAACCTTGCGTTGGTGTACCTCAGGCTATCCAGCGCATGTATTGGCGAGTAACACTTATCAATAATGACTATTCCTCTTCAGGATTAGCCAAATGGGATAGTGCGATCGACAAAATCCGTAGGCGTTTCCCCCTTCATCGGGAAAGAGCCGTGGAAGTAACTGAGGATCAATTTCCACAACGGACTTTTCTGTTGGAAGCTGTCAAAGTCGTTAACTTAATCACTGTTTAGGAGGAAACTCTACATGGGACAAATTATCAACTACGCTAGCGAACGAGGCACTAGCGTATTTACAGAACTTCGGTTTGTGCTTCTTCCTAAAGGTACTCGGGTACCTACGGAATATACTGTTACTGTAGGAGCGGCTGCTGCTGCGATCAACGTTACCACTTCGGCAGCTCCTACGGCTAAAGGTGCCACTTCGTTGACACTTGCTGCTACTGCCACTATTCCTGCTTTTTCCAAGATTCGTTTTGCAAACGGTGTTGAAGCTCGTACTAGCACAGCGGTGACTGGTGCCACAGCGGTAACTCTTTTGTACCCGTTGTCAGCAGCTATTCCTGCTTCCACTGCTGGTACTGTAGACGCCTCTGTGCTGACTGTCGGTAGTGAAGTGTTACCTGTTACGACCCTTCCCACCAATATCTATCCTGGTGAGAAACTGACATTTAACAATGGTGCGTATAGTGTAACGGTAAGCGATTTTGCTCCTGCTGGCGCTACACGTCTACAAGTTCAACCTACTACTGTTTTAGCTGTTGAAAACCATACAGCTAAAACTACAGCTACCGTTTACATCGCTGGTGCCACTGACGCTTCTCCGTCTTCTCAGCCCAAGACTGTTGACGCAGCCAACTTCCTCAGTGGTAGTGGTATGGAAATGGTTACTACAGGTAGTAACAGAACCATGTCATTCACTTTCCAAAGAATCATCGGCGATCCCGGTGCTGATCTTCTCATGAAGATTCTTTACGACGATCGCTTCTTTGGTTCTGAGATTTACGCTACTCTCAGACGCCCCTTTGGCGAAGAATTTGCTGGAGCTGCTATTTTGACCTCTGGTAACCAAAGTTCACCTGTACAAGACCTTATTACAGTACAGGCTGACCTTCAGTTCCAAGGTTCTTCCTTCAAGTATACTGCACCTACTGGCGCATTTGATCCTCTGTCTAACGTCTATACGCCTCCTCTGGGTGCGTAAGCGTTAGGTTATATACAGAACGTCCTTCACTGGTTTATACTGGTGGAGGACGTTTTTAATGCGCTGAGATGGAATACGATATTTTATATTCGGGAACTGCGATATGTCTTATTAATTGTCGTATAGCAGATGAAGGTGTTTATTACGGCTTTGGTTACTATGCGGCGAATACACCACCAATAGTACCACTAAGAACTGGAGAAGGAAAAGAAGTTATCACTATAGAGGTTCCGCAAGAAGCGGTTAACGAATCTATTATGATCGCTATGGGAGATCATGACGGATTAAACTTTGCTAAACGAGCGATCATCCAAGTTGTTTGACCCGTGTTTCGCTATTTTTATTATTTACAGTAAAAGAGCAATATATTATTGTCTATAAAGTTTCTAATTTTTCCCAATGAAAGTAATTCCGTTTCTTGCAAAGAAACCAAAAATTGTTATGGTTCCTGTCGGCAATGACCTAACAGGTACCGTGTTTCTATTAAAGCGAGGTTATATTTCTCCGTCGGAGAGCCCTGTTGATTACCAAACACTTGAACGAAATCGCCGCAAGTTTTTTGTGGCCTATAATGCGAGAGTCAAAGAACTAGCAAAAGAACGTAATGAATCGATCGCAGAGACTCGTAAATATCTAGAAAGCCTACAAGGTGGCGAACAGGGCGACGTTCAGATCGATACAGGTGAAACCTTTATGGACGCTCTGGACGATGAAACTCTAGAGGTAATGTTCCGACTTCAAGAAGACACTCGTACCCTATCTATCAGGGCCGCTACCTATATGTTGAAATATAGAGCGGCCATTCCTGTCATCCTGACTAAGAACGCCGAAGCAGGGTCACGTAAGCTGTCTGTAGAACCTTTGACAAATCCTATTGGATCAGGAGATCTAGTAAGATTCGATGATTACATTGTCAAAGTACGAGACTATGCCAATTATGGTTCTGAAACGTTGATGGTTGAGGATCTGCCTATTCCATTGACTGTAAAGAGCGTGGGTTATTTGTGCGATCGCGATACTTCTCAGATCAAGGTAGGTTTTTCTGATTGGACTACTGATGATACTTCTGAACTTATTGGAGAAGAGCTTATCGCTCAACTTTATCAGTTCTATCAAGTAGAGGCAGGGGAAGCGGTTAATGAAAATGCTCTTCCTGAAGGAAATGAGGAGATTGTAGAAGAAATGGGGGAATCGCTATTATCGAGTGGGGAGACATATATCTCAGACTCCAATATCTCGGTTGTACCGACCCCCGTCTAGATTACGAACATTTTGGTGATGAGAATCCAGCGTTGATATTTGAGACGCTTAAATTCTATGAGGAGGCGTATAGACAAGACATCAATGTAAAATCCATAACTCATGCGATCGGTTGGTCTGGTCTGTTTAATGGTTTTGCAGGTAAGGACTCTAAACAAATAAAGCCAGAAGACATCGTGCCTTTTCCTGATCTTATGAAACAAGGCACGGAGAAGACTGTATTTAGTAGTAAGACGAGATCTATTGTCTATCGGTTGCTTAAGGATAAGCGAATACCTCCTGCTGTTGCCGCTTTCCTACAAACTATTCCTGAGATACGCGAGAGGTATATCAAAGATGGCTGATCTGTTACAAAGCAAATTTGAACTTGTCCATACTGATGACGGTAAACAGATTCGTCACGGAGAATCTGTACTTGACAATGTAACAAGTGTTGAAAAAGAAGACGTTGACGGCGTTCCTTATGTCGTTTTCAAAGCGGAACTTGGATCAGAAGTTTATAATCCTTATAGTCGTTTTGTTCTTTCTCATGATGAAGAAGGCGACATCGTTAAACACGCTGGAGTGACTTTAGAAGGTGTAGAATCCATCACAACAGCGATGGAAGGTGACAAGTGCATTGTAACAGTCAAAGCAGCTCTAGCTGGCGAAGATTTTACTTCTATTCTTAAGAAAAAAGAAGTCAAAAAACCACAACCTAAAATCGTTCCTGAAGTCAAACCTCATTAATACAGAATACGATAGATTCACCACGAATCTTTAGAGCTAATAAAGTGTTTGGTTCGTGTTATTAATTGAACCAAACACTTTATCGTTACACATATCATTTTTTATAATGGCAACAACTCTTGGGAGTTTGATACTTGAGTTAGGACTTGACGATACCAAGTTCACAAAACAGCTTGCCGATATTCAAAAACTTGCGAGTCGAGCTGGTAAGGATATAGAAGGAAATCTTAAAGGAATAACAAGTAAAACTAAACTAGAAACATTAAAACCAACAGTAGATCATAAACCTTTATCCGAATTAAATAAACATATTGAGAGAAAGCGTGAACACGTTGAAGAAGTTAACGCATGGTTTAACAATAATCCGTTAACGCCAAAAGTGGATGACCGTTTTTTAGACGAGTTGAATACTAAACTCGATAACATAGAATCGAAAGATATAAAGATAGCTGTAGATGAAACTAGTTTAGATAACTTAAAAAGAGAAGTTCAAATAAATTCTCAAAAAACTAACACAGATTTAAGTGTAGAACTTTCTGATCTTTCTAATACTATAAAAGAACTGAATCTGACGATGGAGGGTGTCGTCAGACAAGGAGGTATAAATTTAAAACAAAAAGACGTAAAAGATATACCACAGGTTGCTTACGATAGACGTTCAGGTAACTACAGATGGACTACTGGACAGGACAGAGGTAAGTTTGTTAGTAGGGACGATCTAGCAAAATTAAGAGAAAGTCAAGGACTTTGGGTACCAAGAGCTAGAACGGATCGCCAAATACAATATTCAGAACGAAATGCTCGAAAGTTTAATGCTATATTAGAAGCGGCTTTTGCTCCTGGAACTGTTGAAGAGTTAACTTCAGAAATGGGTTCTGCTGTAGCAGAAAACGTTGAGTCAGGCGTTAGAGAGGGTATAAGACCGACGTTAATTAGACGTACTTTTGGCGTCTTAGGATTCGTAGTAAAAGGGGTCTTAGAGGGAGCTTTTAGTTCTTTAGGAGAATATGCGTTTAGCAGAATAATGGGGGATCGAATACCTAAACAAGTGGTAGAGTTATCGAAAGATAGTCTTAAACCGTTAACAGATCAACTCAACAACGTATTTACTAAAATAGAACAAGGTATAATTGGTTTTGGAGACACGTTAGCAGATCAAATTTCAGAAGGTGTGAGTGACGCATTAGAACCTTCAACATTTTCTAAAATCTTAAATGTGGTAACGGGGGGACTGAGTGGCAGTTTTTCAGACATTATTGAAGGTTTATACGAAGAAATTGGTGCAGGATTTGGTAAAGAAATAGGTTCAGGGCTTGTAAAATCCTTCGAGAGCACATTTGATATAAACCTTAATGAGTTTGGAAATAAAAAGGGTAAAAGAGTATTTCCGGTTATAAAAGAAGTTTATAGACGAAATGATGCTATAAGAGATCTTGGTGGTGATGTAGTAGATATTTTAGGAGAGCGATTAAAATTAGCAGGTTTTAGAGTTGGAGATGGTATCGCTGCATCACTAAAAGAAGAGAATCTTATAAACAAAATAAATGCTTTATTCTCTAACATAGATTTAAGCGGTTTTAAAGAAGTTCTAAATGATATGAGAGAAGACTTTTCCGAGGCTGGCGTGTCGTTCTCGGAAAACTTTTCTTTAGATATGTCAGAGCTAAAATTATTAGATAAAATCTTAGTGGATCTTAGACAGGTAGGATTACGAGAGAGAGCTATACCTTTAGTAAAACAAAGAGTGGCTGAACTAACAGATCCTAATTATCCAAAAAATGAAGAGTCTACATGGAAAAAGAATAGAAGAGGAAATGCCATAAAAGCTATAGACGAAAACACAGAAGAATTGTTTATAGTTACCGGAGGTATAGCGGGTGCTGAAGGCAAGTCTGCTAGACGATTAGTGTCAGGTAAGGAAAAAATTGATTTACCATATCCTGAACGTCAAAAGATTATAGCTGTAGACAACACCGATATGGATGCCGAAAATTTAGGTGCCTTTGGAGGTATGTTATTACCATATCTATCTGGATTTTCTAATGATGCAATTGAGATGGCAGCTCAGGCATTATCAGCAATACAAATAAATCCCGAGATAAAAATAAAATTAATAGGCGAATCTGGTGGTGGTGCGATCGCTGAAGAAGCCTATCAAATATTAAAAATGATGGGTGTAAGTTCAGAATATGTAGGTGTAGGAACACCTAATATAGTTGGGGCCTTAGGAGAGGGTGGTAAAGGTAGATTTTCATCTAAAGACGATTTTGTAACAAATATAAATAATAAAAAATTTGGGGCTCTTATGAAAGATCCTACCTTTCGCCAAAAGGGTAGAGGAGCTGTAGATCATAATATAAGTTCTTATCTAAACGAAAATGTTGCTGAACTTCGTCAAATACTAGATCCTATAGAAATGGAAAGTAAAGATAAGATTGATGAAGCCATCAAACAAAGTCAAACTTTAATACAAAATATATCTAGTACTAATTCTGATATAATAGACGATCTTATAGATGTAGAAAGTCAATTAGATAAAAAATTCAAAGAATATCCAGGTTTGGAAAGTCGATTAAACGTCATAAAGAATGAATATAATCGTGTCATAAAATTCATGGATGCGGTAGGAAATCCTGATGATCTTGAAGCTCAAGGTCATATCAGTGAAGATGAAGCCTCACAGTTTCGATCCATGATTGTTGAAACTGTTAACGCTTATGAAGATTTATTAGACGAATATGGCTTGACAGAGTTAGTACCAAAAAGAGAAGCTGCTATAGAAAGTCATAAAACCGCTATTAAAGCTACAATGGAAGCTTTACAACTTGTTCGCCAGCAAGTATTGGCTTCTGTGGGAGATGAAAGTAAATCGTTTAATGTTTTAGCAGAACAGCTAGATAGAATGTATGTTGAAGTAAAAGGTCTCGACAAAGATACTATAAATCTAGCTAAAGAACTGTCTGACATAGAACAGTTTATAGAATATGTAAATAAATCTGGTATTAGTAATATATCATTAGCAGCTATACCAGAAGTAGAAGATAAAATAAAAAGTATCGTAGATAGAGCAAAAACTCTTAAGAAGGCTCCTCAAACAGAGTTTGACAAAGAAGGTATACTTCAATATAGACCAGAGAATACTAACACCAAAGTCGATTTTCTAGAAACACTTATACAAAGATCGCGACAGAATCTTAACATAGTGAGAGATCCAAGATTCGGTATTAGATCTGTTAGTGAAAACGAGGATGTAACTGATGAAACAAAAGACAACGTTGAAATACCATTTATAAGTAAACCGATTGTTACAGAATTACGAGATGGACTCGTAGGAGTAGGGGCGAAAATTGGTGAGGAATTTGTTGATGTTGTAAAAAAAGGTCTAGCCGAGTTACCTGTACCAAGTAATTTGAAGATTGCAGGTCAAAGAGATTTAGAAAATTTAGATTTACCACAAATAAGAGAGATGGTTCAAAAGCTAGAAGGGGGTATAAGAGCTGCTAAAGAACGAATGACTGTCCAACCAGTGCCAGAATCATTTGTTAAACAGATGAACACGGATTTTGTCGCGTTAGAGAGTCAATTACGAGATTTGTTAAAAGTCATTCCCGCTAGCGATCGCACTATCACAGAAGAAGGTAACCTGATTTCTAGTCTATTAGGACGTTTAACAAAGGTAGAAACGGCATTAGAACAACTTACAAGCGCCTACAAAGCTACTACAATTCCTCCGCCTACACCTGAAAAAGCATTGGATCAAATTCGATCTTTATTTGTAAACCAAAGTAAGTTAGCAAAGACCAGTACCGTACCTCAGGAAAAAATAGATTTAGCTAAAGGTATCGTATTATCAGCATCCAAAGCTAAAGACACTATAGACAATATGCTGGTCCAGTATGGAGATTCCATTCCAGAACCCGTAGCTAAAAAAGCTTCTACTACTAAAGGTGTAATAACTAAAAAAGAAAAAGAGGCTAGAAAATTACTGGAATCTTTAAACGTAGATATGTCTACGGTTGGAAATGATGTGGTAGAGGGGCTCACAGCACCCATAAATAAGGCATTATCTGATATTGAAAATGTTGGTAAATCTATAGGTAAAGCCGTTACAGAGGGTGCCGAAGATGAGCTTGATATTTCTTCGCCATCCAAAGTGTTTATAAGAATAGGAGAACAGATTCAAGAGGGTTTGGCTATAGGTTTAGAAAGAAGCGGGCGATCGGAAAGTGTTATAGAAGACATTACTGATTCGTTAGAGTCAAAGATACTTGCTTTAAAAGATATAGTCAAAGACAAAAAAGAGTTTGGTTTGACGTTTGACGAAGCCTTCAGTGGTGAGGCGGGTAAACCGATGTTGGGCTTGCTGACACAAGCCGTGACACAGGGTAAATTGCCAGAGAAGTCAGAGATACGCAAAGCTTTACTCGAAGCTACCGCTGCTATGCCAAGAGAGGGACGATTCGATCCTGTCAAGACTGTGCAAGCTGGATTAGCCAGACAAGAATTTGCCTCAGGTGTGTTAGGACGATTACAAGGGGAAGAAAACTTGTCCACTGCACAAATCACCGGACGAGGACTCAGAAAAGCTTTAGGCATGGAATCAGTTCAAGACCTTATTGGCGAGGCTGCGGTTAACACTACGGGCCTTCTAGGAAGTATCGCTGGAGGTACGTTAGGACCAGTAGGTGCTCTTGTCGGTGATGCCGGAGGAGCTTTGTTGATGAGAAAATTGACTACGGATCTCTCTGCAACACTGGAAGCTATGGAAACAAACGAAGTCAATGATATCAGTGCTGTATTAAAAGTGTTGGAAGATGCAAGAAGAATTCAACAGAATAAATCCGGTAAGATAAAAGAAAATTTTGCCGGAGATATGGTGGGGTTTACAATAGGTAATACTGTAGCTCAAATGTCGCCATTGAATGTTCCTTTGCAAGGTGCTATGGCTGCTATGTATAGCACTCCTGAAATAGTTAACGAAGGTAAAAATGTACTAACTGGTGAGAAAGATCCCACAGAAGGATTCAAAGACCTAAGTACTAAGTTAATGACTAAATGGTATGAGTCTCTGCAAAAGAGAATAAAAACCATCCGTTTAATGAACCAAGCAGAAGAGTCTTTCATAGATGACACAAACGAGAAATTATACGAAATAACAAATAACTATAAAACCTATATGGTGAAATTCTTGGCACAAGTTGTGTCAAGGAACGCTTTAGAATCTATACCTATAACAGACAATGTATCTGTAGGGACGGTAATGGATGTAAAGAACGCCGTAGATCTTACAGGTAATACTAAAAATGTTGGAAATGGAATCATAAAATCTTTTGATGATATATTTGGGGAAGGTCAGTTTGCGGAAACGGCTAAAAAAGATTCTAAAGCGGTATTTGATTCAATATCAGAAGGGCTTGTGTCGGCTCTAGAAGACACAGGCGAAGTAAAAGAAAAAGCTGAAAAATTGGCTCAAGCCGTGATAGATGCCGCCAAAGAAACACTAGGTATTTCTTCGCCTTCAAAAGAATTTGAATACATAGCACAGATGTGTATAGAAGGCTTTAACAAGGCTTCGGGAGAATTCAAAGCATCAAAATTGGGAGCAAAACTATTAGAATCGTTAGATGTTATAACAAATGACGCTCTTAATAAAGTAAATGAAGCTTCTATAGAGATTATATCTTTCTCTAGATCGCAATTAGAAGACGCATCTAGTGAGTTAGAGAGATTGTTGAAAGAATCTCAATCGACTTTGGCTAATGTAAGTGGAGAAGGTGCGATCGACTCTTCAGAGAAATTATCAGGACTCGCTAGTAAACTATCTGAATTTCGAGAGACGAACTTTAATGCAGACGAAGATGCAGGAGAATGGGAAAAGAATATAGCTAACGCTTTAGATGAGGTTATCGGCAAGTTGAATGAGGCCAGTGCTGCAACAAGAATGTTTGGCGTAGCAATGTCTGATCTTTCAAATAATGAAGAACCCTTTGAAGACATAAAAGACAGCATGGATCAAACGGGAACTACTACGAAAAAATCTTCGGGTCTATTTGATTCACTGACAGAAAAATTTGGGTCTTTGGAAAATGCTGCCGTGGCCGTAGTAAAAGGTATTGCTGGATTCTTCAGTTTGGCAACATTAGGCCCCATGTTGTTAAATTTTGCTGATTCAGCCATAGCAAGCGCTAGAGCGTTTCAATCCACAGAAATCTCTTTAGGGTTTTTAGAAGGTAGTGCTGGAGCTGCTCAAGAAAAAATAAAACAAATCAAAAGAGAATCTGATGCTATGGGTATAAGCGCTAAACAAAGTATAAAAGCGTACCTGCAATTATCGGCATCAACGAAAGGTACATCTTTAGAAGGCGTAGCTACTGATCAAATCCTTGCTGGAGTATCTGCTGCCTCTTCTGCATACGGTTTAGATAGTCAATCTGCTGAGAGAGTGGGTACAGCAATATCTCAGATGGCAGCTAAAGGTGTCATTTCTATGGAAGAATTGCGACAGCAATTGGGCGAAGCTTTACCAGGAGCTTTTCAGACCGCAGCTAGAGCTATGGGTGTAACTACTCAAGAGCTAGTAAAAATGGTTGAAAAAGGACAGCTTCTATCAGAAGATTTCTTACCTAAGTTTGCACAACAATTATCAGCAGAATCGTCTATAGGTGTAGCTTCAGCAGCTAATAGTGCCACAGCATCTATCAATAGACTCAATAACGCTGTCGATGAATTACAAGTTGGTATAGGTAAAAATTTATTACCTCTAGATAAAATAAAGACAGATGTTTTAACATTAGGTGTTAAAGCCATATTAGAATTATTACCGTTTTTGGGTGCAATAGCTACAGTAGTCGCAATACAAATAGTAAAGGCATTTGTAGATGTAGGTAAAGTATTGACTGTCGTAAAAGGTCAATTTGTAAGTTTAGGTACGCAAATACAGATACTAACAGCTCAAGGAACTATAACTGCTATAAAAGGGATGGCTAAAGCATTTTTGAGTTTAACTGCGGTATTGAGATCGTTGTTAGTACAATTCGTTGTCATACAAGCCGCTATAACTGCTGCTTCAATTGCATTTAGATATTTTGGTGATAATTCTGGAACGATAGGAGATATAACCAAAGATTCCACTAGACAACTTGAATTAATGAAAGAAAAACTAAACGAAGTGGAAGGATCGGCTAAAAAAGCTGCTGATAGTTTAGAAAACGTTAAATTAAGAGAAGGGGCTGGGTCATTTTTAGAAGAAGGTTTGATAGGATCTCTGAATAAAAATGTTAAAGAACGTAGACAGAGTAACAATCCGTTAAACAATGCCATAAATTGGGTAAGTGACTCTCCATTTGTAGCGATGAACGCTTTGTCCACTAAACTAAAAGAGAAACAACAGACTGATCTTCGTAAGAATATTGATATACAATCTTCCAACGCTGATGAAGTAATAGCTAACGCTGATCGATATCTTACAGGGGATAAAACATCTCTGATAGCAGATTTTAACGAAATAGAAGAAAAATTAAAATCTGTACAACGAGAACAACAACTCGTTAAAATAATTAATCCCGATGATGTAGAAGCATTAAAAAAACTAGCTGAAACAGAAGACTCTCTACTGGAAAGTAGAAGTGAAGCTCAAAAAGGAGTGGCGATCGCTAGAAAATCTATAGATGATGAACTAAAGCGTAGAAAAGACGCTTTAGAGGCATTAAAAGAAGACTATGAAGCGGGAGTTGTAGCTCCTGATGTGTATGAATACGGCACAAAAGAATTGACTGATAGTATAAAACAATTAGAAGAAAAACAGAACGCGTTTAATAAAGCTATTGATAATACGATAATTAAATTTAATCGGCTCAGAAGTGAAGCCGATAAGATGAGAGCTAGTACTATCGATGCAAGTTTCTTTGCAGGAATAGAATCGAATCAGAGACTTACAGAAGTATCCCGTATGGATACAGGATTGAATACGGGAATAGTTCAAGGTACATCAGAAGTTATAAATCAACAGCAATTAATGTCGGTTTTAACTGCTAATCAGATCGAATTGCAAGGGTTAATCTCGCAAACGAATGATAGAGACATGGCAGCGATATTACAACAATTGGCGGACAAAATTCCTAATCTAGAAAATCTAGGTCCGGAACGTCTTACTTTAGAGCGAACTAAACTAGAAGATGCTCAAGCAGATCCTATATTGATACAAGGTTTAGATACATTAATAGGAATAGAAAACATAAATGCTACGATAGCCGATGTTCAAAATCAACTAACAACCTCTCAAGCACGATTTCAAGGACAGATCAATCAACTAGGTCGTCAACTGGAAGATATGTTGATAGAGGTGGGTCAACAAACTGAAGAAATCGCTCACAGTTTTAAGGAATTTGAAAACGATCGCAAGGTTGCTAATGCCAGTAATACGATAACTCGTACTATGGGTAAATTGAGAACCGATCACTTCAGTGGCATGATGAACATATTAGAAAGATTTATCAATGTCATAGGAGAACAATTAAAAAGTACATCTGATTTCTTAAAACAGAAAATGGATGTTATGAATCAATTATTCAATACTCTTCGACAGAATGAACAATTTGCATTAAGTATACCTCAAATAGATCAAGGTATTATTGGTAGTCAAGGTACAAATGGTAGAAATGTAGCTTCTCCATTGATGGGACAATCTATAGAGTCATTAGTAAGTTATAAACCTACTGAAGGACAATCGTTCAGGGCTGGTAGAACACGAAATGGACAACAAGGATATCACTCAGGGATTGATTGGGATTCAAGAGTAGGAGGAGGAAGAGGTGCTGATGTAGCAGCTCCTTTTTCTGGTACGGCTAGGGTAATAGACATAGCTGAACAAGAGGGTGATAGAGGTAATGCTGTCCAAGTGAGAATAACGACTCAGGACGCTAAAGGCATACCTATTGATTTGCAATTTAATCATTTAGAATTAGAATCTGTTAAAAAAGCCTTAGGTATAGGCATAGGAGAGAGCACCAATGTATCGATGGGACAGCTCGTTGGAGAAGTAATACAACACCATCTCGATATGAAGGTGAAAGTTAATGGTGAATTCGTAGACGCTCAGCAATGGTTAGCAGCTATGAACGCCGGTGGTGGAGTTGCACGTAACTTACAGGGCGTAAATGTCAATATAAATCCTATATCACAACCGGCCTCTAGAACGGCTCAGAGCACGCCTCAACAGTCTGGGATAGAGATGTTTAGAAACTATGGTCAAGTAGCCTCTGGGGTGGCTAGAACAGGCTTTGGTAGTAGAGGGATAAGTACAACAGGTCTTACCGTAAAAGGTCAAGAAATTACCGATTCTCAATTTCAGTATGCAAGAACCATCGCCCGTGTAGGACAGCAGTTAGGAGCTACAGCAGAAGAAATACGTGTAGCTATATCTACAGCTATACAAGAATCTACGCTTAGAAATCTAGGTGGTGGAGATAGGGATTCATTGGGTTTATTTCAACAACGTCCTTCAATGGAATGGGGTAGCAGAGAGCAGATTTCAAATCCTGAATTTGCAGCAAGATCGTTCTTCCAAGGTATAGGTAGTAACAGAGGTCTACTGTCTACTAGAGGGGCTACTAACGATTTATATGCAAGGTCTCACATGGTTCAAAGATCTGCCCATCCTAACGCCCCAAGGCAATGGGATGCTGAGGCTAGAAAACTAACAGAAGCAGCTATGGCTGCAAATACTACTCCGACAATGACCAGTGGTAGCGCTACGACTTTAAATGTAAGCGGTTATACACAAAGTTCTAACCAATTGTTATCAGAAAATCAAAAGTATGTAGATATGCTACAGCAAAACGCTAACGATCAACTAAAATTGATCGAACAGATGAGAGTGTTAGCAGAAGGACGATTTGACGCTGAAATAGATAGTATGTTTTCTGAAGTTAAGCGAGAAGGAATAACTGCTAAGAGAGGGACGGAAGATGCTAAGCTACAACAAGAAAGACAAGACAGAGATCGCAAGTATCAGAGCATACCAGAATTTAGGATGACGCCAGAAATTCAACTTGAATATGATCTCGATATGGCATCTAGAGATATAGAAGATCGCCGTATAGAATTACAACGACAAATCGAAGATGCTCAAAACGACATAGATGCCGTAACACAGTTATTAGAAGTAATGCCCAACCAACTTATAGCGGCTGGAGCCAAAGAAGAAGATGTAAGACGAATTGAAGAGGGTTTCAGAGAGATAATATCTCAGAAACAACCACTTATAGATATTCTTAAGAATAACTTAGCTGATCTAACCGCTATGGAAGGAGAGGCTTTGCTAAAAATTTCAGAAGAATACAAGATGGAAGAAGAAAGACGATATATGGAGTTTATTAATCAGCTAAATGAACTAACTGGTGAAAATTTAAGACAACAGGCTGAAATGCTAAGAAATCAAGGAAATCCTGAAATCGCAGCAGAATTAGAAAAACAAGCCGATGCTGCTGATATAGTACAAAAAGAAAAAGAGTTTCAATTTGGCTTAAAAGAACAGTTAAATGCTGGGCTAGATAGAGATCGCTATGATCAATTATTAGCAGAATCTATTAAACGTCAAATTTTAGCGTTAGAGATATTAGGTTACAATATTGATAGGAATACTGAACAATTAAGACTTAACAATTCATCATTTTTGTTAGAACAAAGAGCTGCTAATGTAGAAGCGCTTACACCTTTGTTAAACAGAACAGGGGAAGCAGGAAACGCTAGAGACCTGTCTTATGAAATTGAAGTTCTTAAAATACAACAAGATTTAGAAAGTCAACTATTCGATTTATACGAAGGTAGTAAGGGTCTAACAGACGAGACTAGAGAACGAGGTCGTTTATTAATAGAAGAAACAGCCCAATTAAAACTACAAACATTAGAGCTAGAACAAGCTTTACAAGTTAGAGCCGATCAAATAGAACAATCAAGAAATCCTCTTGTTGGCCCTGGAGGAGTAACAGATTTAATGGGAGCACAAGATGCTTATCTAGGCGCATTTGGCGCTAGTCCAACGGAAGCTATGAAACAAGAGCGGTTACCGTTCTTGTTAGATATGCAACGCTTAGATTATCAAAATGCCATATTAGAATTAGAAAAACTAAAAAATGCTGGGAAACTCACAGATGAGGGTTTCAAAGCTATGAGCGAATCCTTATTAAAGATAAACGACATCAAAATGGATCAGATAAGGCAAGAAGCCTCAATGTTACCCGATGTCATAAAGAACGTAAGAGGTCCAGTTCAAGGACTATTCAGCGATCTTATGAAAGGTACCAAAACAGTAGGAGAAGCCTTTAACGATTTTGTCAACGGTTTAATAGATAATCTGATGAACTTGGCAGCAGAAATGCTAACCAATAATCTGTTTGCAGGTATATTCGGTGGTGCTGCTGGAATATCTAGTGATACTGGTAACGGTATTATAGAAATGCTTTTTGGAACTAGCAGATCGCGATCGCCCGAAGAAGATCCTAATGTGCTAATGAAACCTCCTATATATAATCCACTGTTACAAGGCGCAATGGATTATAGTTCTTACTTATTCCCTTCTACTGGTGAAATACGAGATCCAAGTCTAACAGAATATGGAAAATCTTTATTCGGTGCTAGTACAGAAGATATTACGTTAACAACGGGGGCGGAACAGGCGTCAGCGTCACTAAGATTAGGTGGTGAAATGGTGCTGTCTTCATTACAATTAGGCGCTCAGGCCATACAACAAGCAGCTATATCCACACAAGCGCCAAATACTCTAGACACCATTTCTGGAGGTTTATTTGACTTAAGTGGTTTTGATCTTACATTTGAAAACGGTGCTCAGTCTATACAAAGCGCCATAGAAGCTGGGGCAGATCGCGGCGGCGCTCAATTAGGCTCTATCGTAATGGATGTATTCTCGGGTTCTAGTAGCACAGCGGTATCTAAAGGAGGATTCAGTGTAGGAGGTGTATTCCAATCTTTATTATCTACTGTGTTAGGAATGTTTTTCAAAGATGGTGGTGTCATAAAAACTAATACCGGATTAGGTATAGAGAACTTTGCTAAAGGTGGTGTTATAGGAAGATCGCAGTCAACATTGGATAAGTTAGCCTCTACAGAAGCTATAGGACAGGCGTTAAAACGCGAAGGTAACCCAAGAGCTAGGTTAGCTGTAGTATCACCTGGAGAATGGGTATTGAACAGACAACAACAAGCGATCGCTAAGCGCTATGGCGTGGACGAGAACGTGCTTAACTTTAAGAATGGGGGTGTCGTAGGCGGTTCGTTTAGTACGCCTGCTATCAAGGCTCCTAGCGGGGGTAGCACGTCTGTTACCGTACCCATCACGATCAACTCTGATGGTAATAATCCTGAAAAAGATAATAAGGCAGCAAGAGATCTTTCTCAGAAGGTCAGAGCCGCAGTATTCCAAGTATTAACTGAACAGAAACGACCGAACGGATTATTGTACTGACGCGATCGCACTTAAAATATATTCAAATGTTTCACGATAGGGTGAGATCGTACTGAAGCCGTTTTCTGATTGTGTAATGATTTGACTGGTTTCCTTTGAGAATATGACATAGGAGTTTTCTCCTGATTCAATTACATTTAGGCTATAAGCATCATCGAATACAATAATACCTACTAGCGTGTTATCTTGGAGAACGTACCAAATTATGTAATCCTGGTAAACTTCTTTACAAACAGTCTTGCGAAAGTACAGTTGTCCTTCACAGTGGTTATCTAATCTTAAAAACGATTCTTGTGCCTTAACAGATTGATGTGGGAAGATCGCAAATATTAGTGTTAAAAGAGCGATCGCGATCGATTTTCTCATGAAAAAAAAACACTGGATGACGAAAGGGGACATCATCCAGTGTAGGGTATACTGTTGCTTCGAGGACGTAAGATCAGGGAAAAGGAGAAAACCTTAATCTTTTGGCTCGATACACCGCAACAATAAAATCATAACACGGCGTTATCATCATTGACAAGGGAGTCAAACTTCTCTTTGGCTACTTTTTTTTCTTGATCGCTGAGTTGACCATCTTTTAGAGCTAGAACGATTGTTGTAACAAGATCTTCAATTTTATCAATCTTGTTTTTAATTTTAATCAAAAAAGGAAAGATCGTGGTTAAAACCGTTCCAATCGCAGCAATAATAATGGGTTCAGCTACATGGTTTAGGATATCTAAATCTTTTAGGTCCATTGTCTATTACCTTAGCGTGCATACGGTGTCATTATATACCATGTAGAATGGTGGTACGCTAAGGATAGCCATGGAGTTTGTGTCTATAAAGAACCCTCCTAGTGGATACACTCCTTGTCTAATAAGACGAGATCTTTCTATGCGCCTTAGTTATGGTTTTAAAGAAAGACGTAGTGAATTTCTGATTTCTTTTTACACTGGATATAGATGGCTAAGTAGAGAAGAAAATTGGATATCTTATTCAATCATACCACCAGAGAATAGTAAAGGTTGGTGTCCGTCTCAAATATTACCAGAATATAAAAGAAGACCCGCGCTAGGTATAATACCACAGCCTGTAACTATTGGATCTTTGTATTTACTGCCAGGGTTGCATTTTGTACTACTTGACGATAAACCAGAAAAGACTTGGCGAGTATATATACGTCACCATAGTGTTAGAGGGAAATCAGACCCTTCTGCACAATGGTTAGCAATAGGCACAAAATCAGTGAGTAGTTGGTTAAAACTCCCATTAATGGATTGTAGGTTAAGAACAGATGCCGTTGCTGATTAGTATAGAAGGGTCTTTAATATTATTTGCGATCGCCATATTATTTTCGCTCTATAAAAACATAAGAGACTATAAAATAATTATAGGCACTATAGATAAACCTTTTGGTTTATATAGAATAAATAAAAATATCATAAAATGTGTCTACTCTAATATTGAGATAGATTCTGATAGTGTACACGATATATACAACGATTTCATAAAGAATAAAAATATTTATAGAAGTAGAAAATATTACACTGAAAAGGGAGAATACAACCTCGATATACGACAAGTAAATTCAGATGAATTTATAATAACGTTGGAACTTATAAAAAGAATAATGTTAAACGCTGACAGTCAAAAGTTAATGAAAGATGTAGAGAAGGCTTTAATAGACAAACAATTTAGTCTTTATCTTCAACCTATAGTTAATATAAACAATAAGACGATAGTAGGTTATGAGGCTTTGGTAAGATGGTTAGACGGCGATCGTATCAGGTATCCAAATGATTTCATACCTGTTTTAGAAACTACAGGACTGATGGTAAGTTTCTGTAACATGGTAATAGAAGAAGCTTGTATTATTCTAAAAAAATGGTCTAATGATGATCTTAAAAAGCATCTGCACATAGCCATCAATTTGTCTCCTCTTACAGTATGTACGGCTATGTTCGAGTGTCAGTTTAATCATATTATAGATAAGTACAATATAAACAGAAGTCGTCTACAGTTGGAAATAACTGAACGATATGCTCTTGAAGAACCTATTGTTCCAAAATTATCTAGATTGCGATTATTAGGACATGACATATTACTAGATGACTTTGGCACAGGAGAAAGTAATATGAGTTCACTAAAAACATCTTCTGCTAACTATATAAAAATAGATCGCTCCTTTATAGATGGTGTTAGTAAAGATATAACCAATCAATCAGTTGTTAAAACTGTGATAACGTTGGCAAAAGCTATGAATATGGAAATAATAGCAGAAGGCATAGAAAAGGAAGAAGACGCTTCATGGTTAATCTATAATGGTGTTATATATGGTCAAGGTTGGCTATACGGTAAACCTCAAGCGATCTGAGACCTATGTAGGAATAGTCGTTCGATTCTTGGTGATTTACCATTTTTATTTAGATTGGTTTCGTACACAATTTCTTTAGTACAAACAAAATCATCCGGTGCTGAATACTCACTAACAAACACGATATTGTTATTTTGTACTAACGATCTGCACCAATCCCAAAATATCTGATGATCAAAATCGGTATGATAACCAGAACTCTTCTGATACGGAGGATCGCAGTATACGATACTATTATTAGGTATGATTAACTCTAGATAATTCTGACATTGAAACTTAACGCCTTTAATATTAGGAGCTTGTTTTAATAAAGCATTTCGCCCTTTTTCAGCATAGTTCCGACCTTCTTTGTTAAAAGCATAACCTCCCCACCATTTGTAACCAAAACTACAAAGAAATCCAACGAAACCAACATATTCACTAGGGTAATCATTAGGATTACTTTTTACGCGATAGTATTCATCTTTAGTAACAACAGAAGGGGGATCGTATCCTTGAGATACAGCTTGTAATAGTGCGATCAGAAAAGGATGATTATCATTACCAAGACGATCGCCCGCTATCTTATCGATCATATTGGCACCACCAACAAACGGTTCTATCCAGCATTGTTCAGAATTCTTTCGATAAGGTAACATTACAGGTAACAGATGTTTAGCCAATCTATTTTTGCTTCCCATATATTGCATAAATATAACTCCGTTAAGAAAAAGCTGGTTTGAGAATAAACCCAAACCAGCCACGGATTAATACATACCTTTCAACCTACCACGACTCTTATTCTACTACAGAAGAGAATCAATGTCTAGTTTCACGTGTGGCACCAGTTTGACATCGCCCTTGCCTAATGATTGTAACTTGTTAAGGGCCACAATAACATCGTCAGCCTTCAATCGCTTCGATTTACCTTTATCATTCTCTGTACCTTCCCAGCGATCGATAAAGTCTTGAATATCGAAAGCTTCTTCTTCATTTTTCCCTACGCCATCAAAAAGGATCGCAAGAATAGCATACGGTCTAGCAGTCAATAAACCTAGATCATACATGTTCCTTAAAGCTTCAGATGACAGTTTTAGCGGACTACCGCTGTAGTTTACATTCACCAATGGGGTGCGATCAATGAGTTCTAGAGGGATAACATTAGTCATATAGGATTCTCCTTGCTAACTGATATGATCTTAACACGATTGAATCAATTTGTATAGTTTATGGCATTTTCTCTACATAACTCCACAAAAAGTAAAGAACAAGTCAATCCGTAGGGGCGATCTTTAGATTCCAGTGTTACTAACCAATTCCAATCCAAAGGGTCTACCTCACGTTTACAACCTGTTTGAAGATAAGATGGTATTACAATTTTCCATGGTTGGTTGTCTCCTCTGTGAAACAATACGGGTATCAAGTTAGTCTTTTGAGCTTGATCTACTGTCTGTTTCCACCAAGCTTGTACGTTAGGAGTCTTATGATGCTTAAACTCTAAAGCAAAAGGTACCATTAAACGGCCATTAGGTACGTCTAATAATGTGCAATCATAACCTCCTAAATTAGACTGAGATCCATTTTTTTGTAGATACCAGCCTAAATGATCTGAGAAAAATCCTCTTAGCGATCTTTCTGCTGCACTACCTTTGTTTCTAGAAGATGAACCGGCCATATTTCAAATTACAATTAAACGTTCAAAAACAAATTGTTGGTTTTCAAAAAGAACAAATCTTCTACATTTATTGATAACATCAACTGTTTTATCAGGTAAATGTATGATCTGTTTATTGTCTGGAACATCAGGTTTGTCTTGAAAAAATGAGATCCAAAACTCTGTTATATAAGGTAATAACGAATCTACGGTAAACGCCCCTCCAATAACCCAAGCCTCTGGATACACATCTTTTGCGTATTCATACGTTACAGAAGTCCATCCGTGTATATGATTTTGTGCTATAGCGAAACATCTACGATTTTTTAGACCTCCGATCATGGTCTCTGCGGTTTTACGACCTGCTATAATATCGCATTTTTGAGTCAACCCTTTGAATATCTGCATATCCATAGAGTTCTTATAAAGCAGATTTCCGTCAACAGTGCCTATTCCCCAGTTGGGAGAAACAGATAACAACACCTTCATTTAATATCCTCCAGCCAAATATACTTTAGCAGGGATTTTACCTGAATGGTTGTAATCAGACACGTTGAAATCTGACAGAACAAAGTCTCTTAATGACGTTTGTCCTCGATTGACAATAAATAAAGTAGGAAACAGATATGTCTCATTGTTCAATTGTTCATCAATCTGATCAAATTGATCGCTGTAGATATGATAATCACCTGTACAATTGACAATCAGTTGGTCAGAGGTCCATTTTTCACCTGTTCTATTAGATAGACACAGACAATACATTTCTAGTAGTGCAGCATATTGGGCTACGTTAAAAGGATTCCCTAGAAACATATCTTGCGATCTAATAGATACTGTCAGAGTGAGTTGATTAGGACTCTGACATAAAACATGGTGTGAATAATGACACGCTACGATATCGACGGATTTTTGGCCAGTTATATCAGCCATTTGATAAGTGGTTTCGGGATCCAAATAAGTGACGATATAACTTTTACGATATGGTTTCTTAGGTAAATTCTCTAAGATCCATTCAGTTTGATCTAAGTCTGTACCTCTCCAATTGGTAATATTGGTGTAGTGCAATTTGAGCTTTGTATCTTGTTTATCACCACCCCAATCGTCCCAGATGTGTACATTCATTTCATTTAGTACACTTAGATCGCTATTACCAGAAAGGAACCAAAGCATTTCAGCAATAGCACCTTTCCAGTAAACAAACTTAGAAGTGTACAAAGGGAAACCATCATCGGTTCGGTGATGAAAAACTCGTCCTACTAAAGACAAAATATACTTGTTAGGATCCTCTTTACCAAGCTCAGAATTAAACAAAAGTTTTTTCTGACCATGGTTTTTTAGATCGCGCAAAGCTTGTAAGTACTGTTGCTCGATATTCATGCTATTCACCATAGTTATTGAGATTATTTTCTAGCAATTCTTTATCTAAGGATAGACGAGCTTCAAGTACTTCTCGTTTATCATCTAGAAACGATTCGTAGTAGTAAGACCAATTCCTAACATATTCACTCGTAAAATCTTTCAAATTCTCAGAAGTCAAGTAATAAGTAAGACCAAACGAGTCTTTAGCAAAAGCGAGAATATCTTCTTCAGATAGTCCTTCAATTTCTAAAATGGGACCATAACCAGAATTGATATCTAGATAAACAGGAAATTCATGTTTTAACACATGGCAGTATTTTTGTACGTGATATCGAATCCTAGCCCAATTGGCAAACACAGAATGTCCAAGAATATCTACAACGAGTTTGTCTAGATCTTCAATAGATCCTACGTCATCGCGCATTAAATAAGAATATTCAATGCGATCTGTTCCGTTAATAGGATCAGCACCTTTCTTACCGATCAATTCTATATCTAGACAATCCTCAAAGTAGCTAATTCCAGTATGAACATCTACCCAAGCTTCTGGATTCCAATCAAGTCCTGAAACCTGATGTAAGTAAAGCGTTGCGCGAGTCCTTAAAGAAACCTTAGGTTGATCGCTAGAAAAATAATGATTTTTTTGCATCGTAGGAGCTGTATCCGAATGTCCTTTAACGAAATCGTGGACAAATTTGTTAGATACAGGAAACTTTAGTTCGATTTCACGATTAGGCATTATAAAAGATCTCCTTTTTTATGAACGTTATTTAACCGTAAGATGGTAAGTTACGGTTGTCTTTCTCAAAAAAT